GATGGTATGGGTACAACATTTATTAATACGATTGACATATCTGATTTAAATATACAAAAAGGTGGCGAAGTAAAATATTCAATAGAAGTAGATAAACAAGATGCTCAAGATAGAATATACATGCACATTACAGGACTTAACGGAACTAGCCAGGTCTTTTCAGGTACTGACATCTTGTCTGAATCTGGAGTATCAACCGGCTATCAATCTTATAACGGTTCTTTCGATTTCGCTGGTGTATTGAATAAAGTAGTTATCGAGGTAGGTGGTAGAGATATTAATCTTGCTGTAGGTCCTTTGTTTGATGACGTTAGTGTCAATGTTTTTTACAATGTAATTAATACTATTATTACACAACAAATTACTACCTTAGAAGAAATATATTATTTAGATATATTTGATCCTACTGAACTAGATTTTGTAGAAGAGGTGTTTGAATATAATGATATTAGTTTTGATGAAGGTAATATTGATTTTACACCTATTGAACCTGAAACTGAAGAAGTAAGCTTTGAGTCGGTTGAATTAGAATTAGAATTAGAAATGAATTTTGACATGGAGTTTGCACCACCGCCACCAATGGAAATGTTACCACCGCCAGACATGGAAATGGAAATACCTGTAAATGTAGAAACTGTTGAAGCAGAAATACAAATGGAACTTGAAGAGTTACCAGAGCCTGAGATGATAGCTTCAGTAGAAGACATGCCTGAACCAGAGATCACGGCTCCCGAACCAGAACCTGAAGAAACTGCACCACCAATGGAAGAAATAAAAGAAGAGCCTGAGATGATAGAACCAGAACCTGAAGAAGAGACTACCGAAGAATCTCAAGAAGAATCACAGGAACCAGAACAAAAAGAACCGCAACCAGAACAAAAAGAAAAAGATCCAGAAGAAAAGCCAAAAGAAGAGAAATCATCTAAACCAAAGATATCAAAGAAAGAAAAAGCAGCTACTAAAATTGTCAAAAAAATTGATGATAAGGCTAGATATGATGACGCTGCTCAAATGAAAACGTTGATAGTTATGCAAATACTTGGTAATACAAAATCATTCTTTGATACACAATCTACAATTGTAGACACAAATGTTAATGAATATTTAAACAAGACAATAGAAGATCAGTATGGTATTCTATTTGATATGGCACAACAACAAACAATAGATGATATGGTGAACTCACAGTGGCAGAAGTCTCGATAGGCGGAATCTCCTTTAAAGGAGGAAAGATGATGGCAATCGTCCTTGCACTTAGTAGTGCCGTGGGTGCTTTGTACGGTGGCTTTGAAATGTATAAACGCTTTCAGGATATGTCCGCAGCCATTGAAGCCTATCAGGAGCCTGACCTCAGCGGGTTTGATAAGAAGATTGCACTTGTAGAAAGTGAAACTCAAGCACAAATGGAAATAGTTTTACAAAAAGTTGAAGGTCTTAAAAGCGAGTTAGATATAGTTTTAGAGGAGATAAACCTAATAAGTCAGGTTAGTCGTGAACTTAAAGATGACCTTAAAACAGATTTACGTTCTGTCGAAGGAGACGTCCGTCACATTACTGAAATTGTGAATGACGTGGAAGACAGACAGAAAGAAGATTCTAGAGAACTGATAGATGAAATGAAGTTGTTAGAAGAGAGTCTTGATTTAAAAATAGATAAAGCTTTAAATAATCCTTTATCAGGTATGAGTGCCAAAAACTAAATCAAAATATTTTTGTTGACTGTCGTTTAAGTCTGCTAAGGTATTAATATCACTGTCATTTTTACAAAGCTGATTATATATATTTTTATCCTTACACCAATCTCTGCCTGTCCAAAATTCAAAACCATCGTATTTTGATTTATAAGAACTGCTATTTTCATAACTGTAAGATAAGTAATATTTTTTATAATTGTTTAGTAAACAATATTTTATTTCATATAAAGTTGCATAAGTGCCCATACCTAATTTTTCATTTTCGTAATCCCAAGCAAATTGTCCTGTCATAAAGTGATCATTAACTAACATAGCTTCTGTAAATGCTATGGGTCTTTCTTTGTAGTAGTAAACAAAATATTTCCAATCAATTGGATCATCGCGCATAAACTCTTCGCTTTCTTTTTCGTTATTGACTTCAAAATATTTTTTATGTCGTATGTATTTTTTATAAATACCTGCACAAGCGTCTTGTAAATGCCAAGGTAATTTATCAAAGACAGTAACGTATATATCTTTTTTATTTAAAGTATATTTTTGTTTCTTAGAAAAAGTAAATTCTGATAATTTTAATCTAGTAGACCTAGCATTAATCCAAGTTATATGATTTATTTTTGTATAATACCAAGACAGAGGCAACCAGCCATTTTCAAAAGCATAGTCGTATTCACTTTCTTCAAACTCCGCTAAGGGAAGACTGTATAATAAATCGTAATGTGTTAGTTTACCTGTAATGTGATCAAAGAATATTTTCACTAAGGACGTTCAAACTGAGTCATGTAAGAGTCATCAGTTTTAGTATCTTCTTCTCTAGTGTTTTCCACTGTGTAAAAATTTTGATCTATCTTATAACCAGGATTTTCTGATAGTCTTTCTTCCATAAAAGCATCGTCATACCAAATAGTTCTGTTGTTTGGATAAGCAAAAAAATTACCGTCATCCATTCTAAACATGTGAGCACATTTGTGTTCAGGATCTTCACTGAAATTTGTATCTAACATTCCTGCTTTATTTTCCCACGCCCAGTCTATTGTAAACATATAAGTGCCTTTTCTTTTTGTGCCTTTATAATCTACAAGTTCTGCTCTACAATTAGCTAGTCTATTTCTTCTTTGAACATCAACATAAGGAGAAAAACAATCCCAATACTGATGTATATTTAAAGGATGTTTTGGTGCATCTTTTTTCCAACAAAAAGCATGAATGGGTCTCCTGGTCCAGTTGACTCCATTTGGCAATAAACACTCAAACAGTAAAGCTCTTCGCTCTAAACTATTAACGGTATGCACATCGGTAAATGTATATTCGCCGTGACCTTTTTCATGATCGTATAAATATTCATTTCTAATAAAAGCACTAAACGGCGGTAGATTGTGATTTAAATAAGCCATTTTTTTAAGTCCTCCCCTAAGACTTTATTAGCTAAGTTTATTTTTCCTCTCAAATTTTTGATGATAAACTCATCAACTGTCCCTTCAGACATGAGATCAATATACGTTACTTTTTTTGTTTGGCTTATTCTATGCGCTCTATCCTCAGATTGCAATCTTGTTTCTAAATCGTAACTGTTGCTATAATACACAACAGTATTACTAGCAGTGAGAGTGAGACCATATCCACCTGTTCTAGGATTGCCGATAAAAAATCGCAAAGGGTCTTTTCTATCCTGAAACCTAATAACAATATCCTGCCTAGTATTCTCAGGAGTATCACCATAAAACGACTCCACAGTTTCTTTTCCGTATCTTTCTGAAAGTATTTCGTTAATTTGTTTGATGTCATGACGATATATCGCCCAAATAATGACTTTGCCATCTATCTCCTCTAATATATTTAAGAGTTCGTTGACTCTGTTATTCTTTAAATGTTTAACTTCACCAGCATCGGTTTTAATATGACCACAAGTAATTTGATGAAGTCTAATCATTTGTGCTAACGCACTAGCAGCAGTTGTTTTAGAATTTTGTAAAACTGCCATAGCGTGCTTTTTCATGTCGTCGTATGCTTTAGTTTGTTCAGGTGTTAAAGGAACATTTCTTTTCATGTAAACTTTATCAGGCAAATCTAAGCAATCTTCTTTGAGAACTCTGTAAGAAAATTTATCTAATTTACTATTGAGTTCGTCCAGTCTGGTATAACCTGTAACTAATTTGTATGTATGTCCGCCCGCACTTCTATCTACCATCAAAGCGTATCTGTTACGAAAGGTGTAATAAGAAGAAAAGTCCAAGTACAACGGATCAAGGAAATAACATTGTGTGTATAAATCTAACGGTGATTTAGTTACAGGAGATCCTGTTAATATTCTTCTATACTTTGCAAATCTTCTAAGACTTACGACGTTTTTAGTTCTAGAAGCAGTGGGTGATTTTATGGTTGTTGATTCATCAATTGCCATCATGGCAGAGTGAGATAATAAAAATCTTTCTGCAATTACCAAACCTTTTTTTGTACTAAAAGCCTCTATGTTCATTAAAAATAAAATTAACTCATCGCCGTGTTTTGATAATCTTTGATTTTCTTTTTGTTGTTTTTTAGTGGTTGCGGGAGACCAAGTAACTATATCATAAATTATGTGTTCTGGCATGTGAACAGGTATTTCTTGTCTCTCCCAATTTCTATAAACACCTTTTGGTGCAATAATCAAAGCTGCATTTATTTTACCTTTGTCATACAACATAGCTATATTATCGACCAATACTTTTGATTTACCCGTGCCCATTTCCATAAACAGAGCATAATTTTCTTTATTACAACAAGCACCTAAAGCTTTTAATTGATGCTCGTATGGCTTTGTTTTAAACTTATAATCCATAACTAACTCTTTCTTTAATTCTTAAAATAAAATTAATACTTGCAAAAGTTTTTGTCAATGACTATATTAAAACTAGAATTAAGAATGGCAGTATTTGTAGTACAAGAAGTAGTGGGTAAAAATGTTTTAAGTGCCGAAAAATATGGCAAGTTAGAACTTTTGTTACCAGAGGGTTCTCAGTTAGTTTTAAGCACAGGACCAACTGTTAAACGTCTTCACAGAAAATTAAAAGATTTTAGTGATGATGATTATTTATTACTTATAGGAGATCCTTCTATTATTGGTATTGCGTGTGCCATGGCTGCGAGTTATAATCGTGGTAGATTCAAATGTTTGAAGTGGGATAAACGTGAATACAAGTATTATCCCATTGAAGTAAATTTGTATGAGAGAGGAGAAATAGATGAATAGTTTGTTAGATGATATGGAAGCAGATGTTTCCAAACCTACTATTGGTGATAACTCACTAAAAGAAGTTTCTGGTCTTTGTTCTGAATTAGCGTCAGAACAAAAAGAATATGAAGAGCTTGAACAAATGTTAAAAGATAAAGCTAAGAATATTCGAAAGTTATCAGAAGAAATAATTCCAGCCAGAATGGCGGAACTTGGCTTAGAAAGTTTGACACTTAAAGACGGTTCACAAATTAAAGTGAAACAAAAAGTTCAAGCTTCTATTCCAGTAAGGTTTCGCGAGGACGCTTTTCAGTGGCTTCGTGATAACGGACATGGCGACTTGATTAAGAATCAAGTATCTGCTACGTTCGGTAAAGGTGAAGATATAACAGCTTCTGAATTTATAAATAGAATTCAAGAGCTTGGTTACGATCCTCAGCAAAAACTATGGGTAGAACCTATGACGTTGAAAGCTTTTGTAAGAGAGCAAATTAACGAAGGTAAGGAACTACCTATGGAAAAATTCGGAGTCTTTGTTGGCGCCGAAACCAAAATAAGTAAAAAGTAAAATGTACATAGGAGGTACAAAATGGCAAATGCAAGTGCAAACACTAACAGTGTTGCAAAAAAAGAAGAAAGCAAACTACCCGCACTAAATCTAGAGACTATGGAAATGGACGCTTCTAGCGGACTTGAAAATATCTCACAAGATGATTTAGCAACACCAAGATTAAAAGTCTTGATGCAGCTCTCTCCTGAACTGGAAGAGCTTGAAAACGCAAAAGCTGGTATGATCTTTAATACAGTTACAAGTGAATTGTATGACGGGTCAAAAGGTATACGTGTTTTACCGTGTGCGTATCAACGTCAATATGTTGAGTGGGCTGACAGAGGACAAGGATCGGGTGCACCGATAAGTGTCTTTGATGCTTCAAGTGATGTCTTAACCAAAACAACGAGAGATGATAACAATAAAGATCGACTCTCTAATGGTAATTATGTTGAAACTTGTGGTAATCACTATGTGTTATTAATCACAGATAGTGGTGACGCAACTCCAGCTTTGATTACCATGAAAGCTACTCAGTTAAAGAAGAGTAGAAAATGGAACTCGATGTTACTTAATTTAAAGCTAAAAGGTAAGAATGGATTATTCACTCCTCCTTCTTACAGTCATTACTATCGTTTAAAAACAGTTAAGGAAGGTAATGATAAAGGTAATTGGTATGGTTGGGAGATCTCTAGAGAGGACCAACTACAAGATACTAATTATTACTCCATGGCTAAGACTTTTGCTGAAAGTGTAAACAAAGGCGAAGTCAAAGTTAAATATGAACAGGAAACTGCAACAGAAGATCAAAAGGTTCCTTTCTAATAAAAACAGGGGCGGGCAACCGCCCCTTTTAGTTCATGGAAGACAAAGTAAAAAAGTTTAAAAGTATTTTTTACGGCTTAGACAGAGCCTACGGTCAATACGTAAGCGACGGACAATCTGTAAACGGGAAAGCGTCAGGCAAAGCTTTTATATTAAAACAACCTGTAACAGATCAATTATGGATTGATCATATTAAAGGTAAGGATCCTAGTCTAGGTATCATACCAATAAGAGATGATTCAAGTTGTATATGGGGTTGTATAGACATAGATACATATCCTTTAGATTTTAAAAAGATTATAAGTAAGATTAGAAAATTGGATTTACCTTTGGTTATGTGTAGATCAAAGAGTGGAGGTGCTCACATATTTTTA